CGCGTCATGGCGGGTTCTGCGGCTCTTGCCCGCAACGCCTTCTTCATCGACCCGGAGTTTCTGGGGTGGGGCTGGTTCCGCAAAATCGCCGAGGACAAGGAAGTTGCAAAGACCGGCGATGCGAAGAAATTCGTGATGCTGGGCGAGGGAACGCTTTGCGTCAAAAACGAGCGCGGACTTGGTGTGGTTGCCGACGTGTTCGGCATGTCAGCTTCAACATAAGGGACAACAGAAATGGTATTCGCACCAAACGCAGTGACGGCATCTCGTGCCATCACCCGATCCGACTCCGACACGACCATGGTTGTCAGCGCCGCAGCTGGCCTGACATTGACCCTTCCCGCAGCTACCGGGACGGGCGACTTCTACCGCGTTCATATCCAAACCACGGTCACGTCGAACAACGTGATTGTTCTGGTGGCAAACGCGACCGACGTGATGGCCGGGTCCGCCCGCATTGCGCAAGACGCGGGCGACACTTCGGTTGTGTTCGAAACGGCTGCGGCCAGCGACACCATCACGATGAACGGCACGTCAACTGGCGGCACACGCGGCGACTTTATCGAGTTGCGCGATTTGGCCGCTGGGTTCTGGTCGGTTCACATGGTGGCAACCGGCACCGGCACCGAGGCGACGCCTTTCAGCGCCACGGTTTCTTAAGCAAATGGGGCGGGCTGCAATGGCCCGCCCTAACCCGTTTTCAGGAGCACCGCCCATGAAAAAGAAACCCGTCAAGAAGCCCGGCACCAAGCCCGGCAAAGGATACTGACATGACCGAAAAAACCATCAAATGCGTCGTCTTGCGCGATTATTGGGACGCGACCGAAACCCGCGTTCCGGCTGGCACTGAGGTCGATTTGCCGGTTGACGCTGCAATGGATGGCGTGGAATCCGGCAGCCTTGCCCGCGTAAAGGCCGCGCCTAAGTGATGATCCGGGATGGCGACTGGACCCTTGTGGACAGCGACCTGCAAATGGGCCGATTTGTCTGGGCGCGCCAAAACCCGGACGGATCGACCACCCATCGCACCGATTACACGGTTGATCAGACAATCGACACCAACCGGGCGCAGCGCAACTTGGCGTTGCCAGGCTGGAGGGGCGATTACCATCACATTGCGTCTGTTCCGCTCAATGTGCTGCACGATCAGTTGGCCGAAGCGCACAGCCAAGGCGACGAAAAGTTTGTGTCGAAGTGGCTGAATGACAGCGACAACCGCGCATGGAGAACCAAAGATGGCCGCGTTTAACGACCTTCTAGACCTGCGCACGGCTGTTATCGAGCATGTGGGCAATGCAGATATTGCGGACGTGTTCCCCCGGCTGGTAGGTATGGCTGAAAGCCGCCTCAATCGCACGTTGCGGCTGCGGGATCAGATCACCGACGCCACTGTGACGATGACATTGGGGCGCGGGCCGCTGCCTGCTGACTTTGCCGAGGCGCTGGGCTTGTTTCGGGTGGATGGCCTTGAATACGTCCAGCAAAGCCCGCAGCACCGGGACCGGCACAACCACTATTATTCCATTCAGGGCAGTGAGATTGTCGCGCCGCTGATCGAGGGCATTGCGACCCTAAGCTATTACGCAACGCTGCCCCCGCTTGCCACTATGTCGTCAACCAACTGGATGCTTGCCCGGTATCCCGACTTGTATCTCTATGCAGTTGGGTTTGAGGCGGCAAAATACATCCGCAACGCTGAATTGGCCGTGCAGACCAAAACGCTGATGGATGATGCCTATTACATGGCGCGGGCAGATGATGAAGCCGCGCGGTATTCGCGGGCGCGTGTTCGCGTTGCGGGGTGCAATCCATGACCTTGCTGACCATTTTCAACGCTCTGGCCCTGAACATCGGGCAACAGCAATCCGAGGCTGTCATTTCATCCCCCCGGCGCGAATGTGCCGAAGCGGTGACGATGGCAAACGATGTGGGCAATGAACTGGCCCGCCGTGTCGATTTCGGNGCNTTGCGGCAAACGCAAACACTGACGGGNGATGGCACCGACAAGNTGCANGACTTGGGCGCGGGCCTNATGCGCGTNATCGGCGGCATTGCGGTAACATATCTCGGGGCAANCGTAAGGCCGCTCACACAGGCCGAATGGGCGTCTCTGGNGCCNGTTGNNGGTGNGCCGCGATACTTCCTGCTNGAAGGCCAGATCATGCGCCTGTGGCCCTATTTGGCGGCGGCAACGACTGCAACCGTTCGCATTCAATCGCGCAACTGGTGCAGCAACGGCACTGACGAATGGACCGCAGACACGCAAACATCCTTGATTGATGAAAACCTGATGTTGAAAGGCTTGGTCGCCCGATGGCGGCGGCAAAAAGGAATGCCCTTTGAGGATTATGAGGCTGAATATGAAGCGGACGTAGCAGACATTGCCCGCGCTGATGATCGGGCGCGATTCTAATGCGGGCGCGTCAAAAAAAGGCGGCATCGCCAAAGCGCACACAGGAGCAAATGCCGATTGCGCAGGGGTATTCTTTCATATCGCCTGTTCGCGGGCTGGTGCTGAATGAAAATCTTTCCATCGCGGGGCCGGGCGGGGCCGAGGTGCTGGATAACTTCATCTGCACACAAACCGGAATAAAAGTGCGAGGCGGCACTTCGCGGCATATTCCTCTCGGCGCGCAAGTAAGGTCGATTTTCACCTACACATCCGGCGTTTTTGAGACGGCTTTTGCCGCAACGTCAACAAGTGTCTTCGACATCACAGCAAGCGCAGCGGTAACGCCAACAGCCATCTTTACGGGTCAAACAAACGGCGATTGGGCAACACAGCAATTCGGCACGGCAGGCGGCGATTTCCTGTATGCAGTCAACGGCGCGGATAGTGCGCGATTGTTTGACGGAACGACTTGGGTTGCGGTCACAGCAGTATCGTCGCCAGCAATTACAGGCATTGCGACCACAAGCCTTGTGCATGTCTTTTCGTTTGCCAATCGGCTGTTCTTTGTCGAGAAAAACAGCATGAATGTTTGGTATCTGCCGGTCGATAGCATCGGCGGCGCGGCTGTCAAATTCCCGTTGGCGGGTGTATTCAAGCGCGGCGGCAAGATGCTTTACGGGGCCACTTGGTCGCTTGATGCGGGCGACGGGCTGGACGACAAATGCGTGTTCGTCAGCGATCAGGGCGAGGTCGCAATCTATGAAGGCACCAACCCTAGCAGCGCCGCAGATTGGCGGTTGGCAGGCGTCTATAACGTCACAAAACCGCTAGGCCCGAAAGCCGTAATGTCGGCAGGCGGGGATCTTCTAATCGCCACGCAATCGGGGCTTGTGCCCATTTCCGCAGCGATCAACCGCGACGCGGCCGCGCTGGAAATGGCTGCGGTGTCGCAGGCGATCACGCCATTATGGCAAGACAAGTCTTTGACACTGGACGCTGGAAATTGGGAAATTCAAAAGTGGCCGTCGCAAAACATTATGATCGTCTCGCAGCCGGGCGACCGGGAAAGCGCATGTTTGATCGCCAACCTGCAGACAGGAGCATGGTCTAGGTTCACAGGCGTTAACGTGCAGGCATTGGGGTTCTTTAACGGGTCGGCGGTCTTCGGCGGGCTTGATGGAAACATCTACACCTTTGAAAAAGGCGGCAGCGATAACAGTATGCCGTACACCTGCGTTTACTTGGGCAAGGCCGAGGGCATGGGAGTTCCCGGAGTGCAAAAAACCGTTGCCCAAATGCGCGCGACATTTCGGGCGAAAACCAGCATTTCCCCGAATGTTGGCGCGAACGTGAATTATGACTTGAGCGTGTTCCAGCCGCCCAATGCAGAGACAGACAGTGGCTCGGGTTCTGTTTGGGGGTCATCTCTTTGGGGGGCAGCTAAGTGGGGCGGCACTGTTACAACAAGAACCCAAGACTTCTGGGCATCTATTGGGCGAACAGGATACGCTATTGCGCCGCAGGTGCAGCTAACCTTCGGCAGCGTTGTAAAGCCCAATGTGGAGTTGGTGGGGGTTGACGCGACTTTCCATGTCGGGGCGCTGGTGACGTGAGTTACACCTACACGGTTGAAAAATACGCCGAAACCCTTGACGAAATGACGCCGATATACAGGCAGCATTACAGCGAATTGATCGACCGGCTCGGGGATGACGGCAAGAGTTATTCTCCGTTTAACCCGCGNTTTGATGTTTANATTGACGCAAATAACCGGGGCGATCTGATCCATTTCATAGTCAGAAAAGACGGCGCGGCGGTCGGATATGCCAATGTCTATGTTTACCCAGACATGCACAACCAAGACCTGATTGCCATTGAGGACGCTATCTTTGTTTTGCAGGGTCATCGAAATGGGATTGGGCGCAAGATGACAATTAGGATTATCAAGGCTTTGGCGGAATCGGGCGTAAAGCGTTGTCACATGACTGCGGCCATTGATCCACGGGCCGCGTTGCTTTGGGGCCGTCTTGGTTTTCAGAAAACCGGCGTTCGAATGACGAAATATCTCTAGGAGAACCTCATGTGTAGTTCCGCCCCAGCACCAACGCCACCGAAAGAAACATCGGCGGCGGCAACTGGCACAAACGTATCGACGGCCATCGCCAACGCATATTTGACCAACATGGATGAAACCGGGCCAGATGGTTCGCGGACGTTTACGCAAAGTGGTCAAGAATCAATAACTGATCCCTATACCGGCGAAACATACCAAGTCCCCCG